CTCGTACGTACCCGCTGCATCAATTACCGCCAATGAATATACCGCCAAGAAATCGCCGGGGCAAGATAAGTACTTGTTGCTTGCAGTTGTTACACCTGTCTTATTTGCCCTCAGAGATGGGAACTGCACCGTGTTGTAAATGCGTTGCTCCGCCTGCTGAATAAATGTATTCATAGGCGTAGGATCAGTCGAATAGTTAAAACTATTCTCCGTGTAATCCTGAATTGCAATTACAAGCTGGGCGTAATTCATGCCATCGGGCCTCTGGCCATCACGCCTTTGGTGGCTGCGCCAGTACCACGGATTTTAATGCCGTCAGTCTTGGTGCCCTTGTAGTCTCCGCTGCGCACGTTGGCCACAGAGACGTTTGCTTCACGCAAATACTCTTTGTTGGGCTGGTTGTACACATCCACGGTCGGGATAGTTTTGGGTTGTTTGTATTCAGCCATTTCAGCCTCCGCGACCAACAGAACGCTGGTTCATGACCTTGGCCATGTTGCGTCCGTACTTGAGCATGTCGCCGTTGGTTTTACCGCCAGCCTTGAGCTTTGTCATCGGCTTGCCGGGGTGCATATTCTTTTCATGCTTACCAACGGCGGACTTAATCATCTTCTTGTCCTGTGCCAAATCTTTCTTGTCTTCTGCCATGATCGACTCCTTATGTCGTTGCAATCGTAACTGTACCAAGTTCCACCACTAAAACCAAGTTATTTGGTGTTAAAGCTGCGTCAAAGAACGCTGCTCCACCAACCGGGTTCCAGCCCCACTGAAATATCCGGCTACCCCCACTGAGTATGCCCTGTGCATCTTCGGCAGTGCTATCCGTCTCAACCACTTGCAAACCTGTGCGCCCAGATACTTGGTAGCTCAGGTCAGGACGCGGATCACGCACCCCTTGCGGGTCATCCACTGGGTACATACCCAGCAACAACTGCGGCTGATCTGGTTCCCAGCACTCAGGGCACACTTTCAAGTCGTATGTCTTGGTTTTGACAACGAGCTTCTTGAGCGCCGTGAGCTTGAACCGGAAACCGCAACGGTCGCACTCGGCAATTGAGTTTTTGCCACTGGCAAACCGATTTCCCATCAGCCGCCCCCAATGAACATCTGTCTGGGCACGAGACGCAACGCGGCGCGTTCTTGATCTTCATCCGCCGCCGACATCCAAGCCTCGTCATACTGGGCTTTCAGCACCACCAACCTATCCATGCCACCCGGAACCTTCAAAGCGATGTAGTAGGCCAATCCAGCCACCATACAGGGCACAAAACGGAAGGGAACGTCCATGACGTTGACACCACTGCCAGCATCCTGCACCCGGCGCATGCGCCAGTACACGAATTGATAGGTTTGGGAGCCATCAGGAGTGGGCCAGACAGTGATTCGGGGGAGGTTGGGTACGTAGACAGCCGCGCCAGCGGTGTGGGCTGCGGCGGTCGTGTTGTTCTGGGCACGGAAACAGTCACCCAAGTCGTTGCCGTCCACGTATGTGTAGTAGATCGTCTCGCTGTCCAGCGTGATGTAGCCCGATGTGGCCAGACCAACTGTGCTGGAGAGGGTGATTGTGGTGTCTGTGGACGTGATGGTGGTCGCCAAAGTCACGCCAGAAGGAGCATTCTGGCCATCCAGACGCTGATACCAGACCTGAATCGGTCTGGCTTGGGTCAGTTTGTTGGGGATGGTTGCGTAGGTTGACACGCTGATGCGTGTGATTGTCAAATCTGACTGGGTTGCGGCCACGTTTGCGTTGGTTCGGATCACATGATCCAGCAAATCCACCGTATCGGTGGGGATGGCGTAGGTATTTAACCCCTGCTCAAAGGTAATCGTGCCCTGCTCAAACGTCCACATGTTGATGCCACGGTTTGCCCAGTCAGCAAACAGTAAGTTCAGTGATCGCCGTGCAGTTTTCAAGTCATAACCGGTGCGCAACTCTGAACCAGCACGCTCAAAAGCTTCCTCTACCAGTTCGGTGAGGTCTAAATTGAAGCCTGTTGATCCAGAGGTGTTCGCCATTATTTAGACATCCGCATGTTGTCAATCAGATTGGGGTAGGGTCTACCAGCAGCTTTTGCCGCAGCCTTAGCTTTGGCTTTTTTGTCGGAAGACAGTTTCTTGGGGGCACCCAAATCCTTTGGCCGTGGTTTGTCCCACACGGCTCCACCCTTTTTGTACTGAGTGAAGTCGGTGTCATCGCGGCGTGATTTCTTCACACCGTTGGGCATTTTGGAGGGGTTGATGTCCCCCATTCCACGGCTGGCTCTCATCTCAGCACATCTTTCCGCCGGATTTCATGGTAATCATTTTGCCTTTGGTCTTGCCTTTGACAGCAACACCATCACGGCTGGGGGCAGCAGTTTTTACTGAACCCATCTTGGCAGAAGTGATGCCGCCAGAGGCCATCTTCTTCATTGGCATTTCTGGTTTCTTACCTGCTGCCATCGCTTTTTTCTTGGCAATCATTTCCATGAACGGGTTTGCTTTAGCCATATCACCACCTCTTTTAAAAGTTTTGCCTTTGTCGGCAGTTGAAAAATCCTTGCCCACAGACTGCGGGACTCCGACTTTCTTGGCAAACGACGGGTTGTTAGCCACCGCCGCCATGAAATTGTGTTGCTTCTTACTCGTGCTCGGCATCGTCTGCCTTCTTTTTACTGAGCAGTTTGTAAAAATCTTTACCTGTGGCCATTTCGTAAATGCGCATGGCCCCCACTACTGCGCCAATCAAGGCAAACAGTGGGTTAAACATTTCCAAGAACGCGCCAAACGTGCTGAAAATAGCCACGAAATCCAATACGTTTTTTACGTTGTCTGTGTGTTCTGTCATACCATCCGACCCTTTGTTTTGCCTTTGACGCAACAGCCGTCTGCACGTTTGGAAGCTGTCATGCCGCCTTTTGCCAGTTTCTGCATCTTCACGTCTTTACCCACATTTGCTGGAGCAAGACCTTTATCCATTTTCAGGTTTTTTGCAGCATCGGGCGTAGCAATAGGCAACGGGGTAACCCGGATACCGCTACCAAGCATCTCAGGCATACCGGGTTCGTTTTTGCCAAACTTTCGGCCTGCTGATGCGTCATCCGGTTCATCCGGTGCTTTGATGTTCTTTGCCATGATTTACCTCAACATTTCCAAGCCCGAAGGCTTTTGTTAATCCTCGAATCTGGGTCTTTTGCGGTCTTGGCGCTTGTCAGCTTCTTCTTCATGCCTTCCATCCGGGCGCAGAAAGAGTCGCGGCGTTTGCCGCCCTCTGGTTGAGGAGCTTTCAGACCCGGCTTGCCGGGGTTCGCCTTGTTGTAGGAAGCCCGACCTTTGGCGTTCAAGCCGCCCTTCTCGGATTTCCCTTCCTTGCGTGTCCATGCTGCTGACTTAGCCATAGAACGTCGTAATTTTTGCGGTTGCGGGTAGCGTTACATGAATGTCTGTTGTAAACAAAATGCCCTCGCCCGGAACAGATAGCGTGATTGGTTGCGTGCCAGTGCCAATATTAAATTGCAAACGAATCGTGCCAGAAGCACCCCCGTCTCGGAAAATAACATCTCCCGCTGTTCCGCCAGAAATGCAATGATATGCCTTTAGGCGGTTGCGCTCAGATACCACTGTGCCTGTAGCTTCTACGTGCGCGGCTTTTACGTCTGTCTGCATTGTCATAATCAAACTCCTGATTTAACAGGGGCCGAAGCCCCGTTGGGTTGATTAAGAGTTGGCAAACGGTGTGGCAACAGAACCAGTAGCCATCACCAAACCATTGACCATGTACTTGTTGGCGGCGATTGCAAAAATCTGCACCCATGAACCAGCAACACCACCAGTGGTTGTGCCATTCAAATTGATGAAGTCGTTTGCGGCTGCGGCTGAGTAACCCAGCATAGTAGCGCCGTCACTGTCAGTGTCATTCAAAAGGATTGTGCCAACGTACTTGTCAGTGCCGTTTGTGCCAATCTTCAATGAGCTGGTAGCAATGGTTGTGGGAACCCAGATTGTGTACACAACGCCTTGGTTGTTTGATGTACTTGGGTCTTGGCCGGGGCCAGAGGTTGTGGGGTTAGTTGAAACGTCAATGGCGGGCAAAGTCAAAACGACATCTGCGGCCAATGTGCCACCAACAGAAATAATGCGGCCAGCGTGATCGGTGGGGTTTAATGTGGTTGAAGCAGTGATTGCAACAACAGCGGCTGGGCCTTGGTTGTACATACCCGCCAATGAACGAACTGGGCCTTGAAACGTAGTGCGTGCCATGATTTTTCCTTACATGCAAGTTAGCGTATCTGTCTGCATGTCGTCAGCCGGGACTGTCAGATACACCGGAAACCCCGGAATGGTTTGAATATACCTCAAAAGAAAAGGGGGCGCTAGCCCCCTTTTCAGCTTTTGCTTACGCGCCAGCAGAACCCCACATACCGAGGGGATCAGACCAGCCGAAGCTATAACGCTCACGAGCTTTGTAACGGACGTTGCCGGTATCAAAGTCGCCGTCCATTGAGTTAGCCAGAGGCATACGCTCAAAGTGCTTCATGCCGTTGGGAACGTCAGTAATCAAATACCAGCCGTTGACATCGGTCAAGAAGTGATTGACGGTGTAGCCTTCAGGGATTGCACCCATCTGCTTCAACGCGTTGATGTCGTTGTCAGCAGTAGAGACACGCAGTTCAGTGTCAAGCAAACGCTTGGCAACGAACATCAGTGAAGGTGGAATAACCATCTTGCGAGGCTTGGCGGCGATCAACAGACCACGCTCATCAGTCCATGCTGCGATTTGAATCACGGCATTTTCCAAAGAGGTTTCGTTCAGGTCAACACCAGTGGTGGGGCTGTTGTAGTTAACAGAGCCGTTCACCAGCGGGTGGCCAACACGAGTGCTGGAGCTGTTGTTACCAAACAAGGTAACGCCGTCACCGCCCAAGTATGAACCGTTGAAACCGTTGTTGATAACGGAAGCGGCTTTGACTTGCTTGGTGTAGGACATGGCACGGGCCAGAGCTTTGGTGTAACGAGCAGACAGGCTGTCGTACAAGTTATCTTCGACCGCTTCTTCAGTGATCGAGAAACCCAGAGCAATGGTTTCGTGGTTGTAACGTGCGGTGAAAGCTTCCTGCGCATTGTCATAAGAAATTGCAGAACCTTCATTCTTTACGGGAGCGGCACCGAAACCAGCAAGCTTGGTCTCTTCTTCAAAGCTACGCTCAGATTTCTCTGTTTCGTAGATTTCTTTGTGCTCTTCGCCGTAGCGTGCGTACTCCATACCAAACAATGCGTTCAGTCCGGGGAGCAACTCTTTCAGTAGTTGTGCGCGTGAAATTGCCATTTTGAGTTACTCCTTACAGGCCAACTGCGTTGGTAAATGAGTGATAGCCGGGGTTAATTTTGACAAGTATGTCGGTGTAAGCATCGCCTACAGTCGAGAAGCCTTGCATATTAACGAACCCAACAACACGGAAAGCTGCGGTGGTAGTCACAGCAGAGGAACCAACCACGACAGAAGCCGTAGAGTTACCTGTTGATGTGCTGCCTGTTGCCACAGCGCTGGTTGAGAAGAATATGTTTGCGCCCAATGCAGTTTGTGCAACAGTACCAGCGGACTGGACTTGGAACACAACACCGGGATCATCCACAACGTAAGCGTTAATTACGCCAGTAACAC